CTAATTAGGGGAACGAGAAAAGGGGCCGATTGGCCCCTTTTCTTTTATTGGCAATAGTGTATATTGCACGTATCCCGGGGCTTCCCGGCGTATTTGACAGACCCGGCTGACGACATGCAGACGAATACGCCCAACTCGCATGTGAGGATAATATGGCACGTACTACCTTTTCAGGTCCGGTAGCGTCGGACAATGGTTTTATTCAATTAAGCGATAACAACAAAGGCATCACTGTTCAAGCTCCAGCAGCTTTAGCGGCGGATTATGTCCTTACACTTCCACCTAATGACGGCACCAATGGTCAGCAACTGACGACTGACGGCGCGGGCGTACTGTCGTGGGCCTCGGCTGGTGGTACCGGCACGGTTACCCAAGTTAGTACTGCGGGCACTGTTAGTGGCCTGACCCTGACAGGTGGTCCAATTACTGGCTCCGGCACTATTACGCTGGGGGGTAACCTTGCGCTTACCGCAGACACAGTTGCAAACCTAGAAGCCATTGGAAACGCAATTAACACCACCGGTAAGTACACCGGGAAGATGGTTGTTGTCTTGGCCAGCGGGCTAATTTTTACGGCTACTGGTTCGGCTGCAAGCGCTGCTTGGAAAGCTTCTGACGGTACCACGACTGCCACACCGGTCTAATAGGAGGTCGCCATGGGATACATGAGCGATGTACAAAGTACCTACCGGACTACCGATGGGGCGATATTTACTGGACGAACCCGGGTTAAGGCGATTTATGTATCGCCTGATGCGGGCGTAGGCGCAGTAAGCATCACCAACGGTAGCGGTGGCCCTGTTTTGTATCGAATAGACGTTCCCGCGGGGAGTAGCGCCATCTACATGAACCTCCCTGAGGACGGTATTTTGTTTACAAACGGTGCGTATGCCGATCTAACAACTGTTATTTCGGCAACATTCTTCTGGGCATAAGGAGCAGATCATGATGATGAAAATGAACAAAAAGCGTAAGAAATCGGGCATGTCGATGGATAAAGGCATGAAAATGGCCAAATCCACTAAAAAGGGCATGGCGGGCGATGACATGTACAGCATGGACTCTATGCCTATGTCAAAAATGGGTGGCGGCATGATGGGTTATGCCAAAGGTGGTGATGTCAGCCCACGTAAGAAGATGGCCATGGGTTATGCATCAGGCGGTTCGGTGCAGATGGTTGACTCGCGTGGCAATGGCGCGGCTCGCGGTAAAAAGACTCGTATCTGCTAAAAATGGCTTCCCGTAAGGAAAAGCCGATAGCCACTTCGGTCAAGTCGGGCAATTTTCGTCCGACAAAGACCGGAGCGGGTATGACCAAACAGGGTGTTGCAGCGTACCGAAGGGCTAATCCCGGCAGTAAGTTGCAGACAGCGGTCACGGAGGACAATCCCACGGGCAAACGTGCAACGCGGAGAAAGTCCTATTGTGCTCGCAGTGAGGGCCAGATGAAACAGTTTCCGAAGGCAGCGGCAGATCCGAATAGTCGGTTGCGACAGGCCAGAAAACGGTGGAAGTGCTAAATGGAAATGGTACTGTGGAACGCGCTTTTATCCTTCCTGATTGCGGTATGCGGATGGATCGTGCGCGAAAAATCGGCGGAGCTTCAGCGTATTCAAATTCTTTTGAATCGTACGAGGGAAGAAATTGCCAAGGAATATGTGACAAAAACAGAAGTTCATGCGGATATCAATCGGGTATTGGATCGATTAGATCGATTAGACGCCAAGATTGATAGGTTGATGGAGGTAAGAAATGCCAGCTAAAAGCGCCAAGCAGAAGAAGTTGATGGATGCGGCAGCGCATAGCCCGTCTTTTGCCAAAAAGGTGGGGATTCCGACGAAGGTGGCAAAGAAATTTAGCAGCACTAGCAAGGGCATGGAATTTAAAAAAGGTGGGTCTATCAATCGCGTAGGCGATGCGGTTACCCCTAGTCGTCGTGACCCGGACATTGGCAAGATGATTAAAGAGGTCAAGACCCCCAATGTCAAGCATAGTGGTAAGGCAGGGCTCAACCAGAGTAAATTTGGGGGCTCAAAAGGAACACGTTATGCTTCGGGCGGCATGGCGAAGAAAAAAGGATGCTAAATGGCAACCTCTGGAACAACTACCTTCAATTTAGAGTTTGATGATCTGATTGAAGAGGCATATGAGCGTTGCGGGCTAGAGAACCGCGATGGCTATGACATGAGGACTGCTCGTCGGTCCCTGAACTTGTTGTTTCTGGAGTGGGCGAATAGAGGGCTTAATCTTTGGACGATTGAGCAACGTCAGGTATCTATGGTGTTTGGGCAAGCTGAATACACGCTACCCTTAGACACAGTCAACGTCCTTTCTGCTGTAATCCGTACAGGTTCTGGTCAAACGCAGCAGGATATTACGATTGACCGCATCAGCCAAAACGAATACCTGCATCTCCCCGACAAAAATACGCAAGCGCGACCAGCGCAGTATTACGTCCAACGAACAACTAGTCCAAAGCTGTTTGTATATCCTGCTCCTGATAATTCAGAGCCTTATATCTTCAGGTACTACGCGGTTCGGCGCATCGAGGATGTAGGAGCGTACACAAATACCGCAGATGTAGTTTTCCGGTTTTTGCCTTGCTTGGCAGCAGGCTTGGCGTACTACATATCGCTCAAGAAAGCGCCAGAGCGCACACAAATGCTCAAGCAGTTTTATGAGGAAGAGTTTGCGCGGGCGGCGATGGAAGATCGAGACATTGCCAGTGTGTATTTGACTCCAGATTTGGGGTACTGACATGGCTGGATATGCAGTAGGCAAATACTCGCTTGCCATATGTGACCAATGTGGCCAGCGGTACATGCTGAAAGATTTAAAGAAGGAATGGACGGGCTTTAAGGTATGTCAGGAGTGCTACGAACCGAAGCATCCACAGCTTGAGCCAAAACGTGGAATCAATGAGCCGATTGCTGTTTATGAGCCTAGACCAGATGTTATTTCTACCGTCAGGGTCTCGGTGTGGCAAGGAGGAGATTCTACGATTGCCTCTGTGGGTATGCAACCTGCTCCTATTGCGAAGCCTCTAACTGCTAATGGTATGTTGGCCAATGTTACGGTGGTCATTTCATGAATTACACAGAACTGAAAGATGCGATAGCAGACTATACGCAGAATGAGTTTACTTCTGCGGAATACGCTACGTTTACCAAGCAGGCTGAACAGCGCATTTACAACATGGCGCAGCCTGCCAACTTGCGTAAAAACGTTACAGGGACATTAAGCTCGGGGAATAGGTATTTGTCGTGCCCGGATGACTTCTTGTCTGTTTTCTCCATGGCAATCATAAAAGATAATGAATACATTTACTTGATTGACAAGGACGTAAACTTTATAAAAGAGGTTTACCCCTCTGCTGTTTCAACGGGAATACCCAAATACTATGCATTGTTTGGCCCTACTGTAACGAGTGGGACGGTGACAGATGAATTGAGTTTTATCATTGGCCCGACACCTAACAGTGGGTATACGGTAGAGCTTCACTACAATCATTATCCAGAGTCGATTGCGGATGCGGCAGATGGCAGAACATGGCTTGGCGATAATTTTGACAGTGTCCTCTTGTATGGCGCGTTGGTTGAGGCTTACACGTTCATGAAGGGTGAGCCGGATTTGATGCAGTTGTACGACACAAAGTTTAAAGAAGCTTTGATGATGTATAAAGAATTGGCCGATGGTAAGCAGCGTGGCGATGCTTATCGTGATGGGCAAGTGAAATATCCGGTGAAATAATGGCGATAACTCAAACATGGACGACAAGTTTCAAGCGTCAACTTCTTCTAGGAGAGCATGACCTAGATACTGACGTTTTGAAAATAGCGCTTTACACAAGTGCGGCTATTTTAGGTCCAGATACCACGGTATATACCACGGTGGGCGAGACTAGCGGAACCGGATATACGGCAGGTGGAATCACTTTGACGAACGTTACGGTTAGTTCAGGCAATGGGATTGCTTACGTTGACTTTGACAATCCTTCGTGGGCAGGTGCTTCTTTTACCGCTAGAGGGGCATTGATTTACAACAGCAGTAAGAGTAACAAATCGATGTTTGTTCTTGATTTTGGCACAAACCAAACAGCCAATAATGAGAACTTTGTGTTGGACTTGCCCGCAAACAATCCAACTTTTGCACTAATCAAACTTTCCTAAGGAGTGATCATGTCGATTGCAAAGGCAAAAACAGAAGATGCGTTTCAGGTCGCTCTTCTTTCTTCGGTTCCACAAAAAGAGGCTACACGTGCTGGCGGCGTGTTCCATATTCAGTGTTTTGATAAAGATGGCAAGCTGAAGTGGGAAGAACGTAACCACAATCTGGTTGTCAATGAAGGTCTGCAAAGCATGGTATCCGTCTACCTTGACGCTTCGACGCAGATTACAACTTGGTACATTGGTCTTGTTGAAGGCCCCGGTTCAGGCACCACTTTCAGCGCCAACGATACGATAGCTACCCACGGGGGCTGGACTGAATTGACTCCGGGTACAGCATACACAGGCAACAGAAAAACAGCGACATTTGGCACTGCAACTACAGCCGATCCATCTGTGATTGATAACTCCGCATCCCCCGCAGATTTTTCAATACTAGGTACGTACACAGTCGCTGGCGCGTTTTTGGCTTCTGTGGCCACAGGTACTTCTGGTGTGCTGTTTTCTGCTTCTGATTTCACCGGGGGTGACCGCTCCGTGATCAATGGTGATACGGTTCGTGTTACTTACACCTTTAGCTTAGATGCAGCGTAATAGGAGATAACGATGGCGACTAAATTTCAAAAAGGCGACGTTGTTCGCATGGTAATGGCAGTTCCTCCAGAGGGTCCGGTAGAAGGATTCAAGATGCTGGAGGATGGCACGGTTCTTTGCCGAATCACATGGACTGATGTTGATGGTAACTCGCACGAGAAGTGGGTTCGAGAAGATCGTCTCGTTAAGGTTTAAGTATGAAAATTGATTTTTGCTTTGATACCCAGTACGGGCGTTTTTGCGACGCCCTACACTTCCCTGACGACCATACACACACGGACGCAGAGATTGAAGCAATGAAGCAACAGCGCTTAGATAACTGGATTGCAGTTATTCAAGCTCCACCGTCGGAAGAAGTAGAACAACCGCCACAGGAGTAAGCTGTGGCGGACCGCTATTGGGTTGGTGGAACGGGTACTTGGAGCAGTACCAATACGGCTAACTGGTCTGCATCATCCGGCGGCCCCACAGGAGCATCAGTTCCAACGGCTGCGGATAACGTATTTTTCGATGCAGGTAGTGATTCTGGCGGTATCTTCACTGTTACGATGGCAAACACCCCCCGTGTTTGCAACGACATCACAATCAGCGGTCTTGATTTTACGATGACACTAGCTGGCACAAGCATTGGCTTGACTATTAGTGGTTCATTATCTTTTCCAGCAACAAACTTAATAGTAAGCTATACAGGTACTACGACATTTGATGCTACGACTACAGGCAAAACAATTACGACTAACGGTGTGGCATTTGGCGGAAATGTTACGCTTAACGGTGTTGGTGGCGCGTGGACACTTGGCTCTGCGTTTAGCTGTGGTACTGACACATTAACAATAACGAGAGGAACATTTGATACTTCAGTAAGTAATTATGCGGTTACTGCTGCAAGAGTTCTTTGTTCAAGTCTTCTTACAAGATCAGTAATTTTAAATGGTTCAACTATAACCCTCAGTATTCAAGGACTTACTGTTTGGAATTTTTCAACTACTACGGGATTAACTTTTAATAGTGGAAGTTCTACTATTGTATGCACGGCAAATAACTTTACATTTGAGGGAGGGGGGTTAATATACAACAACCTTTCTTTTACTAATACAAGTATTTTTAATTCTCCAAAAACAATTACCGGTTCCAATGTATTTAATGACGTAACAATTTCTGGACCGTCTGCTGTTGGGGAAAATACCATAGAGTTTTCATCAAGCCAGATTATTAACGGAACCTTAACCATTAATGGTTCTCAAGGCAACCGTAGGTTACTTTTAATATCCAATGCAACAGGAACAGCCCGTACCTTAACTTGCGCAACTATTGCATCCATGACGGATGTTAGCTTCCGTGACATTACGATAGCTGGCGCACACGGTACTTTGTCAGGCACTCGACTAGGTGATTGTGGTGGTAACAGCAATATTACGTTTGTAGCGGGGACAAATAAATATTGGAACTTAGCTGCTGGGGGGAACTGGACTGCTACTGCATGGGCAACGGGGTCTTCTAGTGGATCACCAGCAACTACAAACCATCCACTACCACAAGACACGGCAATTATTGAAAATACGGGTTTAAATACTGGAGCAACGATAACAATTAATGGGGCACAAAGCATTGGATCGTTAGATATGTCTGGACGAACTAATGCAATGACGTTTACTAATGCTACTAATTTAAACGTATATTTTTATGGTAATTTTACCTTTGGTTCTGGCGTAACCCCAGCGGGATCTTCTACTTATAATTTTTCAAATAGATCAACAAAGACACTTAATTCTGGTGGTAAAACATTTACGCAGGGCATAGCGATTGATGCTCCGAATGGTGGTATTCAATTACTCACCAATAACTTGACGATTACTCCAACAACAACGCTTACTCGTGGAGAGCTTAATCTAAATAATTTAACGCTATCAACAGGTGTTTTTAGTTCAGGTAATAGCAACACCCGATCAATTGCATTTGGCTCAACGGGCGGCATTACGTTAACAAGTACCTCTGTTGGGGCTACCGTACTGGCGATGGCAACCGCCACTAATTTCACATTTACCGGAACATCAAATATTAGTGCAGCAATGTCTGTTACAAGAACATTTAGCTTTGGGGGAACTGCGGGAGCAACAGCAAGCAATAGGCTTAATATCAACCTAACGTCAGGTTCGTCTGCCCCTACATTTATTGGGAGCTTCAGACAAATCAACTTCACCGGATCAACTTTTAACGCCGGTTCTCAAACTATTTCTTGTCATGGATTTACATTAGCGTCTGGTGGTACGTATACATCCACTAGTTTCACGACGGTAGGCACAGGAACGCTTACACATACAGGAAAATCAATATTTACGCTTCTCATCAACACAAGTGACATAACGACAACATTAGCTGATGCTGGTCAAAATGGGACTTTGACACTAACTAACGGAACGCTAGATTTAGCTGGCTTTACAATGACTTGTACAACCAGAGGTCAAACGGCAACTGGTACAAAAAATTTAACTTTTAATGGTGGGACATTAGTCATAAGTGGCGCAAACACGACCGCTTGGAATAACGCAGCACCTACAGGATTCACCACAACAGCAGGTACTGGCACTGGCACAATCAGTATGACATCCGCGAGTGCAAAAACATTTGTGGGCGGCGGATCAACATACAACTGCACATTGAATCAAGGCGGCGCTGGAACCCTGACCATTACTGGCGCAAATACGTTTAACGATATTACTGAAACGGTACCCACCGCAAACCAGATCACGTTCCCTGCTAGTATAACCACAACGGTTAATGCGTTTACATTGTCTGGATCGTCAGGCAACTTGGTTTCAATCCGCAGTTCTACTCCAGCCACGCGGTTCACACTGTCTAAGTCATCAGGCACGGTATCGGTTTCTTTCCTTGATATTCAAGACAGCAATGCTACTGGCGGTGCTACTTGGGAAGCGTTTACAAGCAATGGTAACGTTAATAGCGGGAATAACCTCGGCTGGGTATTTGCGGGCGGCGCTATTCTTGTTTACATAACTGAATCGTCAATA